TCGAGTTGAGGAAGGCCGCCCACGTTGTACTTCAGCAATATGACCCTGCTCAGTACCTCCTTAGTCATTGTACCATCATCGCATCGGTTGATACCGAGAACCCTGGGGTGCCCACGGGCAACCAGATGTTCGATGGGTTCCAGATCAATAGGGAATTCCCAGATTTCTACGTGTCTTCTGGGACCGCGAAGTATGTCAACAACAACCAGGATTGTTGGGAGCGCAAACTTCTACTCGCGTCCTTCCGTACCTTCATCGGCGGGGAGAACTACGTCGAGCACATTCAGATCCCGGAGTTGTCCAAGGGGAAGATCATTGATGCTGCAGCCCGGGACATTGGGGAGTCGGTCTACGTCGACATACTCATCGCGACGGACCGCAAACACAAGTCCTTGATTGAAGCGATCACGAGTGGTCAGCTCAGTACTCTGAGTATGGGTTGCCACGTCGGGTTCACCATCTGTACCAAGTGTGGCAACGTAGCCGAGGATGAGACCCAGCTATGTCGGCACATCAAGTATGAGAAGGGGAATTGGTTCCTGGATGCCAAGGGTCAGCGTCGCAAGATAGCTGAGCTTTGTGGTCATATCACCAAGGAGCCTGGGTCGGTCAAGTTCATTGAAGGGTCGTGGGTAGCCCACCCGGCGTTCTCCGGAGCGGTACTCAGATCGATTCTCGATCCCAAGACGGCTGAGTTGGCTGAGGCTGCTCGCCAGAAGATTCAGGTCGCGTACATGCGGCCTACAGAGGTATTCGACCCGAACCACATGCAAAAGGCTGCCCGTCTAGCCCCTATTGGGGTTGGAGCACAGGCCAAGCCTGGTGACTACTTGGCGTATCTCTATGAGGGGCCTTCGCTTGGTACTCTCCATACCCCTCCTCCGTTCTCGGGTACAGCTCGGGCGGCTGAGGCACATAAGGCTCGTCTGCAACGAATCAATTCTGCTCAGCAGGACTTTCCGGGTCAATCGGAGATGAGCGGGTCCCCAACTTCAGACCCATCTACTGAGGACTCTGTGAAGCCATTCAAACAAGTCATCAACGATTTGTATGAGTCTTTGGTTGGGGAGGTCACGAACAAGGTCAAGAAAGACATCTCCGAAGCCAACAAGGGTGAGGAGAGCACCCTGGACGAGAATCGGTCCAATGAATCTCTTATCAGGTCAGCTCTACGTTACGCGAAGTGGCGTGAGCGATCAAAGATGGTACTTGCCAACGTTAGAGACCCCAAGGCGGCTAGTAGTATCCTAGCTGGGTTGATTCTGCATGACCACGGTGGGTGGGAAGCTGTAGGCAGGGCTAACAGATTTTCGGGACGAGAGATTCTCGTCATGAATCGTCTTCTGGAGAGGACCGAAAGGAAATCCTCGATGGCTGGCGATGCTCGAATTTACAGGACCGTCATCGCTATGGGCGGAACGGCCTCATACCCAGATGTAGATAGTTACCTCACGGCTTGTCGGGAGGTAATGGGCCGAACCCTCACTAATTCTGAGAAGGTTCAATTGGTCACCAAAGGTAAATTGTTCTCTCTCGGACGTCGATGAAGTTCTTATACAGCTTCTCGAACTAAGAAGGAAAGGATCTCCTCCATGCCTCGTGAGCGCTCAACTTGGAACGTAAATGCAATCGCCAAGAGGGCTGGTTTGAAAGTCGCCGACCCATACTTGATGAATCAGGATCACGTCAATCAGCAGCCTTCCGCCGACCAGTACGTGATTGGTGGGCCATCAGAGTTTGCTGAGGATGTCCATCCGTCAAACAACACTTGGGAAGCCGAGTACGCTGGTGGCCAGGTCAAGCGTAACGAAATCGGTATGCCTGAGATGAGGTCCGATACCTTCAACCACCCCGAGAAGACTGCCTCTGAAGAGGTGATCACGAAGAAAGCAGCTCTATGCGTGGCAATCGCCCGCAAGATTCTTCCCAAGACTGCTTCGGCAGCCGAGATCGAAGATCAGAGCTACTCCTTCATGTATCTCCCCGATGCAGAGGTGATGGCTACCTATACTCGTCTCGCCTCCCAGGATGACCTCCAGGGCGACCAGAGCCAGCAGAAGCAGGTTCAGGCTGCCCAACAGCAAGCTCAGCAAGACCAGGCTCAGCAGGTCCAAGCTGCCCAGCAGCAAGATCAGGCTCAGCAAGGTCAGCAGGTCCAGGCCGGTCAGATTCCTCCTCAGTTCCTTGAGAACGTCAAGAAGAAGAAGGAAGAGGCCGCTGACAAGAAGGACGACGACGGCGGCGAGAAGAAGGAAGACAAGAAGGCTGCTCAGGACCAGCAACAGGCAGGTCAAGATCAGGGTCAGCAGGGTCAACAGAAGCAAGCTCAGCAAGATCAGGGTCAGCAAGATCAGGGTCAGACTCAGCAGAAGCAAGCTCAGCAGGACCAGGATCAGGCTCAGCAGGTTCAGGACAAGCAAGCTGGGATGCAGCAACAGATTGCTCAATTGCTCCAGCAAGCTCAGCAGATCCAGCAGCAGTTGGCTCAAGGTCAGCAGCAGACTCAGCAACCGGTAGCTCAGATGCAGCAGCAGTCGCAAGCTCAGCAGATCGCGCAAGCGGTTCAGCAAGCTATCGCTCAGGGTCAAGACCCTATTCAGGCTGCTCAGCAATGCTTGGGTCAGACCCAGCAGCAGTCGAACAACGAGATCGATCAGATGCTTGCCGAGCAGGGTCAGATCGAGCCCATGGCGAACATGGACATCCAGTTGGACACCCCCAGCATGGACGTTGGTGAGGTTCAACTCACCCCCGACGAGGATGATACTCTTCGTCAGTTGTTCGCCAACAACCCTGAGTACAAGAACGCCCAAGAGGCCGCTGGCCAAGGCCAGGATGATCAGGGTCAGCAGGGTCAACAGAAGCAAGCTCACGTGGTTCGAACTGCCTCTATGAGGACGGTTGGAACACGACCCACCGCTGGCGTCAGCCAGATCGGCGGGGTCTCTTCGAATGCGGGCGCGGGTGCTGGACGTGACTTGTCCAGCCTCTGGAACTCAGCTCCGGATGTCCGTGAAGTGTTCGGTATGAGAACAGATCAATGAGGCTTTGTTAGGTGGGGTTGCGCGAGTAACCCCACCTAAGAGAACTCCCAGTCTTTAGTGACTGCCTAGATGTAGATGAATATGAAGTTTGCTCAACTTTCACCCAACAAGGAACATTGAAATATGTCCATGAACGGTCAAAGCTCGGGCGATTTCAGGGAAACCTCAGGTCGAGTCCAACTGTTCCACGTCGTCACCCGCAATAGCGTCGGTGTCCTCGCGGCAGATGCCTTCACCCAAGCAAATCCTGCACTCGCAACGGGCGCGTCAAAGAAAAGTACTACACTATCAGGTATCACCAAGACTGGTGTGCTCGGTGGGTCATTCGCCTTCACTCGTCCCGTGGCGGGGAACAACGTGATTGGTGGTCCCGCAGGAACCCCTGCAGATCCACCAACTGTGTTCAGCACTGGTATGCGTCCTCTCGGCATCTTCTTGAATGATGCTGCCGGAAACGCCTACGAGAACACACCCGGACCAGCATCGGGTCGTGGACCGTACGTGTGCGGATCTGGCTCTTGCGTAGGTCTCACGATCTATGAGACTCAGATTCAACTAGCTGCAGCAGGAACCCCAGGGAACCCCCTCACCTACGCAGCCGGCGACCTCCTTTATGCCTCCATAAATGGGTTGGTCACCAATCTCGCCAACGACTCACTCGAAGCTAGTCAGAGCCTGACGCCCACCATCATTGGTGTTCTCAAGGCTGCTGTCGATGCCACCACCCCCATGCTGATCGTCGACCTCAGGATCTGAGCGAGACAAGAAAGGTAGACTACCGTGGTTAGCAACGACATCAAGCAACAGATCATCAGTGAGTACATCAAAACGGCTGCTGGCCGAGCCAAGCTTGCCGCTTCGATGATTCAGCCTCTGCGTCTCCGCAGGGACTACACGGCTGTCGGTCGTAAGACCTTCCTAGTCGAGCAACTCCCGGATGGGGCACTCCCCATCTACGACAAAGACCCGGACGTTACGGCGTACGTGGTCGGCGAAGAAGGCGAGAACATCCTCGCGATCCTGAAGCCGAGAAGGGTCATCTTCCCGTTGTTCGAGCTTGCCTCGAACCCCGAGATCCCCCTCACTCAGATCAAGGAACGCCGGTTCGATCTCATCGAACGCGCTCAGGACTTGGCGAAAGCCCAGATCCAGGCCGCGGAAGACGAGCGTGTGTTCGCCGTCCTCGACAGCATTGCTGTCTCGGGCTTCGGCACACTCCCTGGTCAGACGAACCCCGACCTCAACGTCGTGGCCCCAATCAGCCCAAGCGTCCTAGCGGATGCTTTTGCTGAGGTAGAGCGTCACGACCTCAGGGTCGCTCGTATCTACATGAACGCGGTGGACTACGCGGACATCCGCAAGTTCGGACGCGACATTCTGGATATCGAGAGTCAGGCCGTTCTGCTCAAGACTGGTCTCCAGGCAACCCTCTGGGGCGCCCAGATCATCACGAGCCGTCTGGTTCCTGCTGGCTTCGTCTACATCGCGGCTGAGCCCGAGAACTTCGGTAGGTT